CTCAGGAACGTCACTCCGTCGGTTAGGTAGTAGTCTGCGAACCTTGACAACACTAACGTCATGGCCAGCATAGTACTCCTTTCCACAGGACTCTCTGAACTTACCAGTCCAGAAAGACTTGTTCTCGTTGACTACAAGACCAAAATCTTGTAGAGTCGAGACGACGGATTCGACACAATCTACGGGGACAATGATATCATCCCCGTAGACACGCACTTTGCCAAAGAAGTCCTTAAGGTCTTCTTTGGCTAGTGGGCGTCTAAGCGTTTTCTGAATTCCATAGAAAACCAAGGTGCAAAACACCATGGCCTCGACTGGAAAACAGAGCGCTGAACCCATAGACGCGAACTTGGACAGGCGAATTACGCCATATCCAGGTACATCAGCCTTTCGACTCCTCGTTGCATCCAAACCTCTGGAAAACCAGAAATAAGGTGCAAAGAGGGCTCGTACATGCTGATTGGAGACTCTATCGGAAGCTTCACTCATATCGAGTGTCGCCAGGTTCCCTTTAAGGGAGCCTTCCCGAGCCATTTCCTGATTAGGGATTTGGTCCGTGAATCCGACAAAGTGACTAGAGACGTGGTTAGTTGCCTCTAGTTCCTTCACGAGTTCTCGCAAGATTGCCTGCTGCATGTATTGCATAACAGTAGGCTCAATTGCGATAATCCGTGGAGTCTTCAGCGTTTTAGGGACTGTGATAACCTTAACAGGTATCTCAGCCTCAGGTTCGGTGAACTCGATAGGTGGACTCTCAAGAAAATGAGAGACGCTTGGAAAGAGATATTCAGAGTGTTCGAATACCTCTTGCAAGCGTGTGGTCCAGCTACGCAGATTCCACTTCGCGTTTCCGCGGAGTTTGTCTGCGGTTGAACCAGGCCCATGCTTGGGTAGCAAATTGCCCTCGTAGATCCTGCGATCAACGACAGCTATAGGATCACCAAACAGTAGCATCGCGATCCGTTGAGCTTGAAGAAGATCTTCATGATCAACAGAACGGTCGCGGTCCTTGAGTTCACGCTCACACTTGATGAAAGCATCAAATGCTGCCTTTGTCCTTGCATCACTGCAAGGCAAGTAGGTCTTTCCAAACAGATTACAAATCTGCCGGATAGACCTAATGGCATCAACTGATGGATCGTCAAGTAGACGTCCACTACTAGCATCAAAAACAAGGCTGGTAAAACCAGAGAGAAATCTCGGGAGATACCCAGTCTTTCGGAAACCTTCGAAAGACTGACGAGCTACCTGCCTTTGGTCAAGACTTTTTTCGAAGTCTTTTCCAAA